TCAGTTATATCTAATCCAGAATCACTAACTGAAAATCTTTGTGTGCCAGCAGTTGCAAAACCTAATGAGTTTGCACCTGATCTAAACATTCCTGTATCGGAGTCCGAATCAAAACTATATGCGGGGCTAGCTGCTCCTGAAGCATCATCTCCTAAAATTGCACCTGTCATTGTGCCACCACTTTTAGGAAGTAATCCTAAATTTGCTTCATCTAAATTACCAACCTCAAAAAATGTTGCACTAGCCGCCGCAGAAGCACCGCTTGTAGATCTTATGAGTAATTTTTTAGGTGTAGTTGAACTATCTGCTACTAATTCTGCTGGTTGTATCTCTCCAGCACTTGATTTTGCTCCAAAATTATTAGATGCAACCGCTGCAATAGTATTTTGAATATCAAGTCTTACGACTTGACCAGAAGCATTATCTATATTTTTATTACCAACCTGTGCCATCTAAAAAATAATTTCCCCCATTCTACCCTCCTTTGCCATATCCGACAGCTTGAAAAGTAAATTGTTTGTTTATGAAACTTGATTGATTTTTAACTTTAATATTAAATCCTGTTCCTGAGACATTAGATAGCTCAAAATAATCTCCACTTGAAGCCCCAATAATAGTAATACCTACAGAAGGTAAGAAAGCATTTGCACCTCCTAAACTTGATGTACCCACAAAAAATGGACTTCCAAATGTAACGTCTAAACCAGAACTTGAAGTTCCAGAAGATAAAGGTGCTGTGCTTGTAGTTCCACCGCTTACATAACTTCTTTCTGTTCTTGACTCAAAAGCAGCAAAGATTCCAAGTTGTTGAATAGAAATATTATGAGCAATACTATCTGATTTAATATTTGTTCTGAATTGAAAACCTCTTCCTTTATATGTACCATTTGCAAAAGTATTAAATTGTGTATAAGTGGGCGATCCAGAAGAGGGATTATCTTGTGTTGTTCTGACACTAATTGAAGCACTCACATCATTTATCGCAGGGCCATCAAAATTTCCATTTTGTGCATAATCATCCCACAGAGTACCAGAGGGTATCAAAGCATCTATAGTGTTTGCAAAACCAACTGTAAAACCAATACTTTGAATAAGCCTTTTTAAATTTAATGAAAAAACACCACCTAAATCTAGTGTATTTGCAAAATCATAAGTCGCTGTAAGATTGCTTGAAGGATCAGTCAGTTGTAATGCTCCAGATGCTACTGTGCAATTTGTTTTTGTACCTCCGAAAGGTGTTGAGTCTGTATCTTCCCTATCAGCTAATATTTGTTGACTATCAATTAAATCAGGTAAATCTAATATTACAGAGGTTTCTCCAGTACTAAAGTTGCCTTGGTCATCCCTAAATTTAAGAATATATTCACCATCAAGGCTTGGAACTACTGCTTCTGTGGTATTTCCCGCAAGTGCTTCTATCAAATCAACAGAATTTTGAAATGTTCCAGTTCCATCTGTTTTATTTGAATGTCTAACATATACTTTTCCTCCATGAATAACATCAGCATCAATAGATTCCGACCATCTAAGCCTTACAATTTTATTTGTAACTGGCTCAAGGGTTAAATTCTGTACATTTGATGGAGGTGCAGTTTTACCAACAGCATTAAAAGTTATATCAGTTGAGGTCGTTGATAATTCTAGTGCAGCATTATATGAATATACTTTTATTTCATAAGTACCTGCTGTAGTATCAAGAACCTCAAAATCAGTTCTAAATACTGTTTCTGAAACCCAATTTGTATTATTAAATCTATATTGAACTAAATATTGACTTACGCCTGTTACAGAAGTCCATGATATAAGTAATTTTGTTCTTGCAACTGCATTTATAACTACAGTTAATTCATTAGCTGAAACATTACTAGGAGGATCTCTTAGTACATTTAAAAGAGATATATTTCTTGTTGGTAAAGATATACCTTGTTCAATATTTGCATATTTACCTGCAATATAAGTAAGTCCTGTAATTATATAATTTATTCCATTTTGTTCTTCTACAGAAATAACTCTAAAAGTTTGAGACTCCAAATTTGAACTTTCTAAAAGCCATAAACTATTTGAGTTTGGTACTTGACTCAAAGCAGAATCTAAAGTTATTAAGTTACCTACAAGACCTATAACTGTTTTACTTTCAAGTGTTCCATCAGGAAGAATTACAGTACATTTTTTATTAGACCCTGTAAATGTATCTAAATCATCATTTGAATCGATTGTTATTTGAGTGGCCGTAGCGCTATTTATCCTTCCTGATCTTCTTTCTGCTGATTTAACAGGATCATTAATTGAAATTACTTGACCTGGTCTTACTATCGCTCCTGCATCTATTGATACTTTAAATGTTACAACTTCAGACTCCTGTTGCTCGCTGAAAAGTATTGCTTTTCCTAATCTTTGAGCTTGTGATCTTGATGTTATTCCAAAACCTCGTACATCTTTTTTAATTATTCCTAGCTTACTTTGAGCAGACGTATCTTCTACAACCTCATAATCTATTTCTCTACTATCCATATTGAAATAAGAAACACTTATTACTGTATTTCTTTGTTTTAAACTGCTTCCTGAGTAAGAAAAACCACCCTCTTGAACATTAGCTAAACTAAATAAATATGTCGGATCTGTTGGCCTATCCTGGGCAAGACTTATTTTGCCAGCAGACCATATAGGATATGCTCTCATTACTCCTGCTATATCATTTATTAATTGAAATGCTTCTTTTGATCCCTGAATATTTGCATTAAAACTAAACCTAGCCTCCTGACCCCCTAATCCATCACTTACTAATTCATTTGAATATTTACTTGCCTCTATAAAAGAAAATAAATCTATATCATTATCAGAAATATGTGTTCCTAATCCATACCTTTCCGTAGTTAATAAATCTAAAAGAGCCATTGAAGGACATGAATTCCATACAGCAGCACCCATAGTTCCATTAAAGATATAACCAGTAGGATATATTATCCTACCTGTTTGTAAGTCTACGCTTGGTGTTCCAGAATTTGAAGCTCCAGTACCTGGTATTCTTGTTTTAATTCCACGAATACGAAAAGCTCTACTTGGTATAGAACTAAATTGCTCAGAATCAAATCTTAAATTTACATAAGCAATATTAGGGTAATCTTGTTTATCATCAATTATCTCTGTTAATACAGTCCAATTAAAAGCATCTACTAGTTGCCCGCCTGAAGGCGCATCTGCTGTGACTCTTACTACTTTTATATCTACAGGAAATGCTCCAGTAAAATCGACTCTATAATCTTTTTGATAAGGATCGGCAGTTCTACCTTTAACTGTATCTGACAAGACATCAGTAAAACCGCCTCCATTATATTGAACTTGTATTTTTAAAGAAACAGAACTTCCTAAAATATCACCTTTATCTGTTGTTCTTTGAATAGCAGGAAAAGTTACTGTTATTCTTGCTGCATCTACTTGTGGATTAATTATTTGCCTTGTTACACCACCACCAGAGGCCGTTACTTCAACGCCAACACTAGTTGAACTTTGACTCCCAACAATGCCAGCTACATGGTTTTGACTTGCCGTTCCAAAACGAGATGTTAATTCAACATTTTGAAAATTAAAATCTGAATTATCAGGATTAGTATTACTTGCTGAAGTACTTAGTATTGGAGTTTTAGAAAGAATTATATCTTTTAAAGAAGCTGTATTATAAGTTTCTGATCCTCTTGTTAAAGATGCTTTAGATGGCGTTGCAAACCCCTCTATTTCTCCCTCTGATATTAAATCTTGTATTGTTGCAAACTGTTTGCTGTTTAATGTGTCAGGTTCTCTTGTTGGCTTTCTATTACGATTATTAACACCAAACAAAGCCCCAAATATCCCTCCTCCTCCTCCTGAACCAATAATATTTTTAGTCATGCGTGTACCTGATCTGTATCAGTTCCTGCTGAAATTACAACAGAACCAGTTATACACTCACCATAAACAATCGGAATACTTGTGCCAGCCCGGCCCGTATTTTGCACCCCGCTGAAACTAAAAGATATTCTTGGATCTTGATCATTTTCAAAGTCTTTTGGTTGTTCTTGTGGAAATAGTAAGTTACTTACTCCTGACAAAACTAAACCAAATCCAACATTACCTACAGCCGCACTTATAGCTGCACCTCCAAGATTTGTAAAACCACCTATACCAAAAGCTAAATTTGCGCCTCCTGTTAAAGCTGCTCCTCCTACAAGTGCTAATCCCAAAAGAATACCGCTAGACTCATCTCCACCTGCTCCATAAATAACAGGAACTATATTTACTTCTGCTTTTCCAATAGGGTAATACAATTCTTCTTTTGTAATTTTATTATCATTAATTAAAACTTTATAATATCTTTTTGCCATATATGACTCAACCTTTGGAAAATTACATACAAGAAAACTAAATACATCAGCAGTTGTATTTATTACTGCTTCTAGTTCTTTATGACCAACAAAATCAGCTAAATCACCATGTAATTTTATTTTAGTAAGCATAGCGTAACCTCTTACCAGTACATTTTAATAACCATTCGGAATAAGGTTCTTTACAAGATAGTCTATCTGCTAAATGATGCAAAACCATCCCATCTACAAAAATAGCTACATGATTTAAACCAACAGATCCTATTGACATAAATAATAAATTACCATTTTCTAAAGTCTCATCAGGTCTTAATTCTCTAAAACCAGTTCTCCAAGCACATCTTTCAAACATAGGATCTTTTAAAAATTCTTCTGGTGTTATAGGTCTTTCCCAATCTCTTAAAACAATATTTTTTTCTTTTTTATACCAATCACGAACAAGTGACCAACAATCTGTAACACCCCAGACCCAAGGCCGACCTAGTAAATCAGGCTCGTAACCTTCTGGAATGCATTCTGCCCATTGTTCTGTTTTTGGATTAACAATATACCAAGGAAGTTTACTATGCTCACAACTAATACGATCTGCTTGACTAGGTGTTGGAGGGGTTACAGGATGACTATGAACTACTCCAATTATTTCTCCTAAAGAATCTGCTTTTACATAATCTTCAGGATCTAAAATAAAACATTGGTTATTTGTCATTGATAGATTACGGCAACCAAAATACTTTTTTTTACCTTTTACATTTATTAAAAGTCCACAAGACTCTTTAGGATCTTGTTCTTTTGCATGAAGTAATGCTTTATCCTTCCAAGTCATTAATTAAAAGTACCTATAGATGGAAAGATAGAACGAGTACATTGTCTTTTTGGTACACGCACTCCAGCTAAATCCCAAACTTGTGCAAGCTCTAATTCAACAATATCTCTAGTTTCTGTTGATTTTCTATCAACAACATAAACTTCTCTTCTAAATTCTGCACTTGGATCAGCCGTTGGATTTGAATTACCAGAAAAATTTACAGCATCTAAAAATTTTGCCATTGTTCTTATTCTAGTAACTGTAGATCCTGTTAAATCATTACCTGCTGTTGTTTGATTTACTGTTAATAATATTGCAGACATTGTTCCTAATGCATTACTTATTGCTAACTTCGGTCTTGGTAATTGACCTCTCTTAAAAGCAAATCCTTCTGCTTTAACTGGAAAACGAAGATAAGAATTACCTGCCCAAACTATTTGACCATTTGCATTTAAATTACTCCCAGCATGAAATCTATAAATCGTTGATGCTCCATGAAGACTTGTAGAAAGTTGTAAGGTAAATAATTCAATAATTGCAGATGGATTACTTTTTTGAATTTCATCAAATACTTTTGTTGTACTCATGGTTCAAATACCTGTCGAAAAGTAACATTTACTGTTGCCCTATTTGGTCGTTCTATTTTTTTTGTCCACTCATCACAAACATATTTTCCAATAACATCATTAGGTGGCGTGAAATCAAAACTTGCACCATCTAAAGCACGAGAATCAAGAAATGATTCTAAAGAGTCACTTTCTGATTCAGTTATATTTTTAAAACTTAAAGTATATACTTTTGGATTTTGATGATTTGATAAACCAAAAACTATACGATGTTCATATCCATCCTGGAATCTTACAACTCTTTTTTTTGGTTTTGATTTTTTTAATAAACCAAAACTAGGTTCTAAATTGACTGTTGTATTAAAATTTGCCATTTATGCTAATAATCCTCCTGGTCTTTTTTGGTTTACAAGTTCTGCCTGTATAGCAGCACCTATAGCATTTCCAAGCTCTGCTGATATTTGATTATCTCCTTCTGCTGAAGAACCAGAAGCATCAACATTAACAGTAATATTACCAGTACCACCTCCTTGCGCTATAACTCCTAACTTACCACCACGACCACGTTGCAGAGGAAGTATAGCTTCTGGGCCGGCTTCCCCCATTAGTCCTATTCCGTTCGCCATTGGAAATAATTTTGGCTTATTTACTACGCCTCCATAAGCAAATTTTGAAATTTTATTGCCAGCATCGTATACATTTCCCATTGCATTTTTTTTATCTGTAGGAAAATTAAAGAAAGATGGAAATATGCTTTTACCCATATTAAACATTGCAGATCTAATTGCAATCCTTGTTAAATCAGCCAAGATAGATCTTGTTAAATCGCCAAAATTAAGTTTTCCTGTAGTAACAAATTTTACTATCGCATCTTCCATTCCTTTAAATGCACTAGCAACAGCATCTTGAGTCTGTTTACCAAAATCTTTTATAGTTTCAAAATATGCTTTTGCTCCTTCTTGCAAATTATTAAGAGCTGTAGTAGTAGGAGTCTTAACATCCTCAAGTTGACCTTCACCCTTAGTTACTAAAGATCTTAAATACTCAGTCGGATCGGCTACTAAACCTACGCCTTTTGTTTTTTCTACGCCTTGTAAATCTAATAATTCTTGTTTTAATTTGGTTACCTTTAATCGAGTTAAATCTAATTCATCACCCTTAACTGGTACAGGAATACCACCACCAAGGATACCAGAACCCATCGTACCACCAATATCTTTAAAACCTCTTTTTATAATTTTTTCTAACTTTTTTATTTCTTCTTCTACATTTGTAATTCTTAATTTATTTTGAAATTTCACAAGGGCTTCTATTGCCGGATTTATAGCTTTTACTATTTTTGCAAAGGTATCTTGAAATTCTGCACCAATAGGACGTAAAAGTTTTCCTACATTATCTTTTAGTTCACTCATTTCTGTTTTTAATCTATCTCCAGCAGCTTCTGGGCCTTGAGCCAGAATTTTTGAATTTTCTCCATAAGTTGAGAATAATTTCTTTGCAAACTTCATAAAGTCATCTAACGTGACCTTACCTTGCTCTAACGCTTTATCTAACATTGCTGGTGTCATATCCATCGAATCAGCAAATAAAGTAAACGCACCTGGCAG